GGTCTATGTTAAACTCGGTTCTAATCGGCACATTTCGCTCTTGCATTCTCTTAATCGCACCAACATTTTCTGCAAAGAACTTTTGTGTTGCGTTCCCTTCCAATGACCTGAACAAAGAAACAATCGGAGATTTAATCCTTCCCCCTAACACTTCTTTCGTCATCTGGGCGATCGTGAAAGCATTCACCGGAGTTTTTGGAATACCACCAGATAAAAGAATGTCTTGTGCACCACCTGAAATCTTTGCACCGATACTAAATGCTTTACCTACTTTACCCGTATCTTCAGGCGAGAATATCTTATTTATTCTTTGGGCAACTTCGGTCGGAGCATAGAAATCGCCAATATAAGTTTGGCCATTAAACGAAGTAGTGGATTTGGGAAGTCCGGGAGCGTTAATTGGCATAAATCCAGGAGTCCGTGACCCGATAGAAGCAGGGACAACCAAACCCTGCGCCTTTAGGTCGTCTAATAGTCCGATATTCGCTTTAACTTCTTCTAACTTTTGGACATAATGACCGAGAATTTGAGAAGGATTGTTGTATCGTGGCGTTAAGCCCAGTACCAAACCGTCTTCGTATGAAGGGATAACTCGTTCTTTGCCAAAACTGAAATTCTTACCAGCACTTCTAAAAACCTGCTCAACCTTTTCGGGTGTTTCTTTCCAAATATGCGTAATATAGTTCTTGAGATAATTTATGTCTATGCCCGATTTATTGGCTTCATCAAACACTCGGTCGAATTCGCTTCTTAATTGAGCAGAGTACTCGGTAGATGGGGCCTGGCCTTCAAGTGCTTTAATCGTGGCTTGGGCTTCGCCGATAGGGATATTTCTGTTTTTATAGGTCGCTTCTGCTCCGACAGTTTTGGCCATTTCTCTTTTACCAATCCACTTATCAAAAATTCCGAGGAATGATTTTTTATCTTCAGCTTGATATTTGGCCATATTGACAGCATTTTGGGCTTGGTCTTGCGTTAATGTTTCAATTGGAGTATTATCTAAGCGTGAACTACCTAATGTATTTTCTAATGATGATCCCTGCACTGGCATTCCTGGCTGGTTTATTTTTCTTTGCGGCTGGAGTTCTGCGGGAATACCATACGAAGATGAGGGAGTTTCTATGGCAGAACTTGGGATATTCTCTTTTGTTCTTAGGTTTATTTGTGGTCTATTTGATAATTGCGGTTGATTGGTTAAGTTCTCTTTAGCCCCCACCCCTTTATTTGGAGAGAGGGATTGGGGTTTTCGTTCCCATAAGAAACGACCGGATGTGGTTGTTTTTTTTGACTTCTGAAACCCCAATGATTCATACCATTTAATAAGTCTATTGGACTGTTCTGGCGTGAAAGGCTCCCTTGTCTTAAGATTCTCTGGATATAAAGTGATTGTTTTGCCTTTACTATCGGCGTATTTGAACAAATCCTGCATAACCTGAGTCCCTTTGCCTTGACCTTTATTCTGTACACTTATCCAATCAAGATTGATATTTTTAGGACTTTCTTTAGAAAAGAATGAGACATCCCCATGTAGGTCATCTATAAAGTCTTGCGCACTCTTATACTTCATAGCTTCATTTCTAAGAGCATCAAGACTGTCGCCTGCGCCAGGGAGTTTGACAAACCCCGCCCTCTTGCCACCCTTAGCCGCGAATTGAAGTTCTTTGCCTACTAATTGCGCTCCCTTAGCCGCTAAAGGTAGTGCCGCACCCAAAGCCGCACCCGTGCCAACTCCCATCGCTAATTCTTTAGCGGTGGGGACTCTTTTCTGTTCAAGTCCTTGACCCGCGACATTTAACGCCCCATAGCCGGCACCCACTCCGCCAAATCGCCCCATTGTTCTCAAAAGCGAAGGCGAACCCTTAACTGGAAGAAGAAAAGAACCGGCTTCCATTCTCGCCAACTCTTTGCCAAGAAATTGCCTTCCCGCTTCTTTCATATAAGGCATAAAACCTTGCTGACGGGCTGTCATCATTTGTTGATATTGTTTGCGCGGAGATAATATATTCTCGGTAATCGCTGGAGCAATAAATCTCGCTACTGATGTTGCCGCCTGTGGAAGTTCTCTAATAACATCTCTTGTTCTTAACTGTGGTGTCGGTTGAAAGTATTGCTGAACCGGTTGGATAATTTGCCTATTAAAATTCTGCGGAGTCGGTAAAGAACTCAAAATCCTTTGTTTGAGTGATTGTTTATTGAATTGATTTTTTAGGAAATCTATTACTGACATCTATTGTTTCCTTGTGATACTTGACAAGTGTCAGGTATCTGTTATACTTAAATTATTAAACTAATTAAGGAGGCATTTATGTTCGAAAAAGGTTATACCCCGTGGAATAAGGGAAAGAACAATAAAGAAATTTCTTGTAAATCCTGCGGAAAAACTTTTAAGGTTAATTCTTATAAAGCCAAATTCAGACAATTCTGTTCTTACGATTGTCACAACAACTGGCGTAAACAGCGTTCTCTTGATGACCTTTCTCGTGTGAAGAAGTGTCTTTTTTGTGGAAAGGAATTTAGGCGGCGTCCTCAAGAAAGTGATCGCAGATGGTATATGGAAAGAAAGTACTGCAGTATAAAATGTTGCAATTCCGATCCTGGTAAAGAACACTATACTTTTCCTAAAGGACAACAGGTATGGAAACTCCGTGGCCCGTCACCAAAGGGTAAAGATAATCCGAATTGGAAAGGTGGAAAACATCAAATGGCCAACGGATACTTTATGGTTTATTCGCCTGATCACCCCAGTGCTATCAGTAGACCATATATTCTCGAACATCGATTGATTGCCGAGAAATGTCTTGGTCGGTATTTAATCATAGAAGAAATAATCCACCATATCAACGAAGACCCGACCGATAATCGCCCTGAAAATCTTTATTTATTCCCTTGTAAAGGTGCGCATCAGAATTTTCATCATTCACAACCTAAAACTTCGTTGGTATCCAATATCATCTAATAAGACATATCTGGATTCTGATAAATGTAACTGTTAATATCTTCTTCATCTATTGGGTTGCCCTCGGTATCAAATTTTTGTTGGTATGGGGCATAATTGGGCTGTGCGCCGGTAAGCATGTTGGCCAATGCCATTTGCGCTAAAGAATTTATGTATGCTGAAGTATCATAATTCTTAAAACTCGGTTGATAATTTGAAGCGATGTTCGGCTTACCACCCAATTCGGCGTCAGCGTTAAAAACTTCTCGCTGAGCGGCTAATGATCGTTCATTCTCGGTAATTTTGCGAGCGGCCTGTGCCATCGCACGTTCATTTTGCTGTCTTGTGTAATTCAAATCTGATACACCTTCTTTATAGACCTGATGAGCCTTGTTTTCATAAACACCCTGTTGCGATTGGTATGCCTCCGGCGACAAAAAATTGAAGTATCCTCTTTGCGATTCAATCGTCTGATCCCTGGTATCTCCGAGTTGTTTTAAACTTTTACCATATGACCGTCTAAGCATTGCCATTTGATTTTGGATATTGGACCTCGCCTCGGCCAAATCATTTTGTGCTTGGTCAAAACTTAAAAGTCCTGCCTTATAATTGGCGTCAATCAGTTTTGACTGATCGTTGTATGCCTTATTGGCCGCCGCCTGAACTCCACCAGCATTCTGGTTTTGCTGCATTGGTTGCGCGGTAGTAGTCGCGCCCAATACTCCCCTCGGGAAATACATCGCATTAGGACTAGAATACTTGTATATTCCCGCCTTTAATCCACCTGGTAAAAGTGATTTTAGTGATTGACCGACATTGATTCCCCATAAACCTGCCATTTTGTTCTCCTTTCTTTAGAGATACGTGCACTCGGCGCGAATTATTGTTGGTTGTTCCGACCCATAACAACTAAATAGTGATGTGGTGATACCACCACTTGCTAATATGGTGAAGTTTAAGTAATAAGAAGCGGCCGCCGCCAAAGTTAAAGTTTTCGGTATAACTGATAGGTTCTGTCTGGTATATGGGGTTACGGCCGATCCATAACAACTCGCGCGACTACCAAAGTCGGCATCAGCAGGCGCGACAGCCGTGGTTGGGCCAAAACCCGCTCCAAGTTTATCTGGGAAACCACCGCTATTTTTAATTCCCAGTAGACATGACCAACTCACATCCCAAACGCCCAATGGAAGTGCGATTGTTTCCGCCTGTGTCCAAGTTAGTGGTGTTAAACTTCCCGCCCTATCAGATGTGCTACTCACCCTCACCACCCATTTGCTCGGGTCAAGTGGGAAGCCGAACGGTGCTTTAACCGTGGAATAGTAAGGTGAAGTAATGGCCGCATTTGCTAAAGAGTAGTCCGTGCCCAAGAAAATTGTTACAGTCGTGTTTGGAGAAGAATAACTGACTTTAGTAATAATTGCGTATTTGGTTGAAGTTTGGACAAACCGAATTCTCATCCCTGCCGAGTATTTACTAGTCTTATCACCCGTAATTGTAAAAGTCCCCGAATAAGTCGTATTGGTATTTGAATGGGTAGTCGTTGAAGCATAAGTCCAAGTTTCCCCAGAGGCCGCCCAGTCGGTAATAGACGAGCCGGTGGAAATCTCTTGTAAGAAAATACTGGACATCCCGCACTGAACCTTCGCTCCGTTGGCGTGAGCCACTCCTGTTGTGCCACAACACCCGCGCGTTAAACCCGTAAGCGCACCTGTGCCTGATGTATAGGTGGCATAGTAAATAGTTTCTGGGCCGTTATCGGCCCCCACCGCTGTCGTGGAGTCATAGTCAATCTCTAATACTCCATCGGTCGCCGGTAAGTTAAGGCCTGTGCCGATAGTAGCCGAGGTTGCCCCTGCTACGATTGCCCCACTTAAAGTTGTTGTTACAAAATCTGCCGTCGGGTATGCCTGAGAAATAATTCACCTACTTTCTAAAAGTTGAAACTTTTTGGCAGAGGTTTAAGAATTCATCCTCTGACAATTCGCGTTTCATATAATTTATTCTTAATGATACCCATTGTAAGTTTTCGATTGTTGTTATGCGTTCTCTATTATTACCGCCCATACAAGGAACAATATGGTCTAATGAAGCAGTTTTACCTATTTCTATTGGTTCGCCACTATAAACACATCTGCCTTGTTGGTTGTTGAATAATTCAAGTAATTCTTGCCATCGACTTGATGAACCGAGAAATCTTGTGGCGGATTTTTTCAAGTAGCATTTAATACATAGGACTTCCGAATTTTGTTTCCCTGTCTGACTGAGAGTTTGGATTTTATATGGATTACATATATTTGAGTTTCCACAACGTGTACACACTCTCTCTAATGACCTTCGCAATCTTAAATCCTTCTGGGCATATCCCATTTTTTGGTTGCAACTATCACACCTAAGACTTGTACCATTATTTTTCTCGCCACAATCAACACATAGGCCAAGAGATTTATTTTTGTCATAGTGTTTCTTATGAATTTTGGGATAATTATATTTTTTCATTTTATGTAATTTTGAGACTTGAAGGGAACTTGTAATGGCTAAAAACTATAAACGTCTGCGTAATCGCATCTAACTGGAACGCACCCGAAGTGGAAAGATAGTATTGAATCGCGAACTTTTGACCTTTAGCGCGAAATCTTAACGGGTTCATTACCACTTGGGTAACATCTGCCACTGGTTCAGTTCGCCCCATCCCCGCCAAACCAATCACTTCAAAACCCATCCCGCCTTGTGGTTTCGCTTGTGAAAGTGTTTTTGAAACCGATATTTCCGAATCATTAAAAATAACCTTAAGCGCTACTGTTCCTTCTAAAGCGCTAAAGAAGAAGGTCGTATCAAAATATAATTTAGTAACATCGGCCACACCCTCATCAAAAGATTTGGAGTACCAACTACAAGTAATTGCCGCGCCGTCGTCATCCGTGCCCGAATACATCTTGTGAACTTCGCCAGTTGTTGGTTCGCCAAAATACAAGTCGGTTTCGTCGGATGCGTTAGTCCAAACTACCGCGTCATTGGCCGCCATATTAGTCCAAAACTGCCAACCCTGATAACGAATATCAAAACAAATTACCTCATCGTTATTCGTACCACCTTTAGAATAAAAAAGATGATATTTAAAATTATGGAATTTGCCCACTAATTTCTTTTTCAAAGTCCCCGTTAAAGCGTCAAAAACCGCTTGGATTTTAGTGGATTTATTAGTAGTTCTTGGTAAGAGGTAATTAGCCACTTCCCCAAGAGAATAAACCCCGTCTTCACCCGCAAAGAAAATATCGTTTTCTGCTTGAGCAATTGACCGATGCGAAACACAACCGACCGAAATCGTCACCAAAGTAACAGTGAAAGTATTGGCCGCAGAAGCGGGTGCTAATTTATAGATTTTATCTCGCATAAAGACATGGAGTTCGTCTTGAAAAATAATCATACCAGTTATCACTTCCCCCGAACCAGGTCTAAAAGTAACCGTGCCAGCCGAAGCGTCCACAAAATCGCCTAATTTAGACGAAGACGCCGCCCATTGACCAGAAAAATTTAAGGTATCTTGATTTTGCTCGTCAACAACCCAAATCCGCTTGTCATAGTAAATAGGATAAAATCCTTTAGTACCATTAGTCGTGGTGCTTAAAGCCGCCCCCGACCATTGTTTCATTGTATCTGTGCCATTCCCGGTATATAAAGCATCACCACCCTGGCAGACATCCATATTGATAGAATCAGTGAAAGTTATGGCAGTATAACCAGTCCAAGTCGAACCGTCAGAAGTGTAGTAAAGCGCGACATTAGAACCATTGGAAACAAATTTTATCAGTTGATTATAGGAGGCGGTTTTGAATTTCGACATCCCGTAAACTTTAGTCCGGGAATCCGTTACTGAACCAACTTGGTCATAGCCATCACGATTACGAATCCCACCCTTGCCGTAAAACTCAATATTAGAAGATTCCGGCGATTCGTTATCTTTAATCTGACGCAAACCAATATAAGAGTTCACGCCCCCGGCGAAGTCAGAGTAATAACGCTTGTTGAGTTGGTTTTCTTTAAGTGCCGGGGTGGCCATCTTACACCCCCGGTTCTGTGAGCGAATCATTATCGCTTACTTTAGAATACTCTAAGTATTTAGGTCCAAAACTTAAATCATTATTATACATTCGTTGAATACGAATCGCCGCTTCTTGTTCATAGTTCTTTTGAAGTTGTTCGTTTCGTTCATCCCCAATCCAGTTTTTCGCGGCCGCACCATAGGCCACCGCTTCGCCATCAGGAACGATACAAACATCAGCATCCAAAGTCATTGTTGCCGGCTTGAAGTAGTAGTAAATCGTTACCGTGCCGGTTTGAATTGTCGAGTTGAAAACATAATTCCCGGTTGTGGTGTCGTAAGTAATCCAATAAACATAATCGCTTGTGCCGTATTTATCGCGGTTAGTGGGGTCAATTTCCGTAAAAACATAGTCATTATTGGTTGAAGTAACCACAATTCTTGCATCGTGTAAATGCCAGTTAGGATTAAAGTCAGCAGGCAAATTCGCCACACCGGCCGCTAAAGTGAGATCGGCAGTTTTAATATTCCAACTAAAGGGGAAAGCATTGCAAATATCGGCCACAAAAGCGTTAATGTGGCTTTTTTGAACATCGGTAATCGAGGTAACATCGGTCTCACCGACGAGATACAAGAATCTTGTATAAGTTTGAAGGAAGTTCATCAATAGAATATAAAAGAAATCTTAATAGTCCTTTTTTGGCAAGTTTTTTAGCCAATGTTGCAAATTTGAGACGAATTTCGTCATATCGTACTCGTTTTTGACAAACTTTTGTTCATTTTCGCCCATTTCTTTGCGAAATTGCTTGTCAACTATCAACTTCTCTACGCTTTCGTACCATTCGTAGTTAGTTTTAGCATAAATTATCGGCAAACCCGCATAACTTATCGTTGGCGAAGCAATTAGAGGAACTCGCAAGGCCATTAGTTCCAGCAAATCTATGTTATTGCGACAACGATTATAGTTTGTGTCGGTTAGAGGCATAACCGCCATTGATAATCCCAACTTCGCTAATTGTTGCGGTTGGCCAATCACCCCGTCAATATAGGCATTTACAAGTTCAACCGGATAATGTTTGACTATTTCTTTAAAAGTCGGGGACACTAACTCCAAATCTTCTTTCCTGCCCATATAGCCAATCTTAAACTTTCGGGAAACAACAGGTTTAATGGTGTCCCAAAGTTTGAAATCTAAAACTGAAGGCAAAACATAGATATTCTCGTTTAGCCCCTCATACAATTCTTTGTTAAACTGGGTAGAAGTGATTACTCCATCCGCGAACATTAAACTGCGCTGAATGATTGGTAGATTCACTTGATAGGCTGGATTAGCGTAAATGTTTTCCGAGACATCCACTATCCATCGGCAATTATTGTGTCGGCGCAAGTTCATTATTCTTAAAATTTCCGCCTCGCTCATCACGATTGAAGTCAGAATAAAATCCGTGCCTTTTGATAACCGAACCAGCAAACTATCATTGACAGGTAAGACTGAAACATTGTCTTTGCCACTAAAAGGAACGGTCGTCGCCTCCCAACCGCTTCGTTTGAGCATTCTTAACGGTTGGATAATGCGGTAAAATCCGTGCTTGTTATCGGTGCGATTGGTGGCGAAGATTTTCATAGTTTATCCATCAATTCCTTAAATTTCTTGGGATCGTGGCGCTTCTTGTAATATGCACTGGCTTTGTGCGGGTCAAATGGTTGTTTCATTGCTTTTAGAAAAGCCTTCTCAATACTCTCTAAAGTGTCCTCGGCTTTAAATGAATATGGCTCGTCCACATCGGTTACGACTTGTCTGCCAGCCATCAGGAACTCCACGCCGCCATTACCTATCCCGCCGTTTAAGGTTAGTTCAATATGCATTGAAAACTTAGGCATCCACTCGTCCATTTTGACCCAGCCGATATGCTCAATGTTGCCGTCCTTTAATCCTTTTTTGCTCTCATCACCATAGAAGTAGAATTTAATCTTGGGATACTTCTTGGCTAAAGCGATAACGTTGCGGTTCTTATATTTGATGTAATACGGGTCGGCGTCATCCTCATAAACTCCGACAGCGTATTCTTTTGGCAAAGGCATCACATCGTAGGGGTGGTGGACTGGATAATAGATAATCTTGGAGTCAAAGCCAATTTCTTTTAAGTTGTCTTGTGAATTCTTGTCGCCGACTACTGAAATCCAACCTTCTTCCTTCCAAGTCTTCCTGCGGGCTTGTAGCGCCTCGTAGGAGGCATTGTTACGCATTTGCCAGATATCAGTGCCAATCCACATAATTATTTTCTTGCCGGGGAATCGGCCGGGTGGTGTGTCTAAATTCTTAATTTCCAAGCAGTTCTCAAACAATCCATACGAAGCCCTCGCCTGTTGGGATGTGCCTGTAAAGAACCCGACTTGTATCAATCTCTTGTACTCAAACGGCATATATTGCGGGTGGTGGTGATAATCGTAACCAGTAATCTTGGAAAGGTTAATCCCATGATACTGTGCGCCCCACGAACAGATACAAGTATCGGAAACAGGGATTTGATTCTTCTCTAAAACAACTTTTTCTCTCTCTAAGAAGTTCATTACGGCGTCAAGTGAGATACTACTTTTGCGAGTTTGTTCGGTGATGAAGTATGGTTTAGGAACATACAACCAATCTTTGCCTTGAAAGTTGTCTTTTTTTAACATACGGATATTTAAGTCCCAGTCCTGTAAGGATTTGAGTTCTTCGTCCCAGCCCACAAACGCTTCTTTCCGCACCGGGTTAGTCCCGGAGCAATAGTTGCCAAATCTAAACGCCCAATAGTCGGGGACATATCGTCTATCGGTTACAATCCCACCGCCTAAAGGAACGGGGATTGAGTAATTATTCAAGTCGTATAGCCCCCAAACGCGATTGACCTCTGGGTGGGTCTCAAAGAGATTAGCCCACTCTCTAAGCGTTCCTGGATATAAATAGGAGTCAGCATCCAAAAACGAATAAAAATCGCCAGTTGCCATACTTGCTCCCTTATTCCTGGCGGCTGGAGCCCCTTTGTGCTTAATCGTGTCATAACGAATATCCATATCGGGGAATTTCTTAATTAGTCCCTTAACTATCTCTACACCCTTATTGTCTGTACCATCAAAAACAATAATTACTTCATAGTTTTTGTAATCTTGGTCGGCGAGATGTTCTAAATTAGTTTCTAAGTGCTTGGCGGTCTTATAGACCGGAATAATTAGTGAAAATTTACCTTGTTCCTTTTGGAACGGGTTAGTAGATGGTTTCTCTGTTTCCATTTTAACTCCTTTATTAAGTGCTTATAGATAGAATCTTCTCTGTAAATTCTATCTTATAATCCACTCAAACTACGCACGAGCGACGACAATTAAACCAGCCGCAGTGTTTGTGATGGCAGCAGCTTGAATTGCTTTCCATCCAAAGGTTGCGTTTTGGTTAATCGGGTCGGCAGTACCAGCTGAACCAGCGGGCTTGGTGTATGTTTTCACACCACCATCAAGTTTGGTAACAGCTAAAGCTCCACGTCCTAAAAGAACGTTGAAGTAAACTGCGCCAGAACTCAAACCAGCGGTCGGGGCTTTCAAGATGTTGTTGTCTTCAACAATCAAGACATTTGTATACATACCCACGATGCCCTTTTTGAGGTTCTCAGGGTCAGTGTATTTGTAAAGGTCAGTGATTGAAGAGTCAGCCAACAAAGTCATCGCAATGTCGGTGTGGCACAGGAACGCATAGTAACCTTTTTCCAAAGGTGTAACGTTCTTGCCTTTTAATGCACCAGCAGCGCGTCGGATCGTCGCAGCACTAATTGCGCTGTCAACACTACCGCAAGAGTTAATGGCTGAAATCATACCTGCTAAAGTGCAGGACAAATCAACCGCTTGGGAAGTAGAAGCTGAACCAGCGAAGTCCGCATTGGCGAAGATGACCGGGAAGCCACCATGGCTTGTACCTACTGAAACCGAAGCCGTTACATCAGACGCAGTCGGGGTATAAGTACCACAACCTGTCGCGCTAAGTGGAAGCGAGCTGTTGTAAGCCGCAGTAAGAATATGCTTGTCAATCAAGTTGTTTGCTTGGACGGCAAGGTTCTTGACTACTTCTTCAGTCGTGGAATCAATCGCGGTTAATTCGGTCAAATCGGTGATACCTTTGGCATTACCGAAAGGAACGACAGTCGCGGTGATTTGTTCATCCACAAATGTTTCAGGAGTGATAGGTGTACCCTCAGTCATGATGTATGAAACTGGGGTATCAGCAGTGGCAGTCATTCTTGGGAAGTAAGCAACCTTACCATTGTGCAAGGGAAGGGGTTTCTGCATGCAGTATTCCGCTGCTTTTGGTGTTGGTTGGAACACTTCCAAGAAGACTTTGTCGTAATACGAAGGTAGAAAATATGCTACATCCGTAGTCGTTGTCATTGCCATAATAATCCTTTAATCATTCCCCCTCGATCAGATCGACCATTCCTGTCTAAATACGGGGGATATTGTACTTTTTTCTCATTTCTTCAGCAGTAAGATCCTTATCATCGGCTTCAACAGCCTTATAATTCGTATCTCCTACTGCACCTGCTTGAGTTTTTAAAACGGCCTTCTCTTGAGCCTCTTTAAAACCTTCCGTTTTTGCCTCACGAACGGCAGGATTTATCTGTTCTTCAAGCACTTTTTTGGCTTGGAGGTAAACTGTCTCACGATCGGCCATACGCCCTGCGGCGTTTTCACGAGCCATAATTTCGCGGATAGTTCCCGCAAGCGCCAGATTAGAATCTAATTCTTCTTTGTGCTTGGCGACAAACTTTTGTCGTTCCATTTCGTCCCATTCCATCCGGGCCGCCATTCTCACGGCTGGCTCAACTTCAGGGTCTAATTGAGGAACATTTGACGGGGCAGGTGGTGCGACTTGAGATTTTAACCATGCGTTTTCTTCTTCAAGCTGTTTAGCTTTAGAATTAACCTCGTGAAATCTCTCATACGGCACACTTTCACTTTCCTTTTTCTCAGGTTGATTACTCTCAACGGGAGTCTCCACTTCCTGTGGCTGAGGGGTAGTGTCTTTTTCTTCAACGGGTGCTGATTCCGTTTCGACAGGTTGCTCTGCCGGTTGTGTTACAGCGTCCTTTTCATCCATTTTTTTCCTTTCGCGCAGTTTTACGCCATGCTGGGCTTTTGAAAGGTGGACATTAAGGACTTGATTGAAGAGGAGGCAGAGAACCCTTGCGGGTAAGCCTCACGGCTCCTCCTCAACTAAATCCTTAACATCTCCTTAAATTGTTAATTTACTTGATATTCTCAAACCAGGTGTAAAACAAATCTTTTAAGGTTAGTAAGTGCTTCAGGGTTGAACGCACTTCCACCTCGCTCATTGTCTCGGCCTGGGCAAGTTTTGATTCCCATTGAGTTATCAATGGCTTGGCGACTTGTTCGCGCCAAATAATAAAATCCTCGTGTTTGTTGAGGCGTTTTAAGGCCTCTAACATTAACTCTTCAGGTGATAATGGTTTCTCTGCTTCCATAATTCTCCTTTACATTGGCATTGGTTGCGGTGGCATCGACCCTGGTATTGGCATACCTTGTCCACCCATTGGTTGTCCCATCGTCGGTTGACCCGTCATTGGGTCAATTTGGGGTTGTTGTATATCATATTGTTCCGGTTCTTTAATTCCGATTCTGGTAGCGAACTCTTCGGATATTTTCTTAAAATCAGTCGGAATAGCATATTGCATTCTAAACGCCGCCCATCTCTCAAGGTTTTGAACTTCTTTTTCGGTATCGGCTTGAGCCATTGAGCCAAGTTCAACCTTAATTACCCAATCAACATCAAATATCAGGTCTGTATTTGGGTCTTGGCCGCTCTCAATCATCATCGCCACCATTTCCTGAGTTTCCATCTCGTCTATAAGTTCGGCTTCTAATAAATCAGCCAGTTTAATCTTCCCCGTTAAAAGACCTTTAGTCACTCTCACCC